ATTTCCGCTTGATGATATAATCTTTCGTTTTGTAGCCCTTTGTGTCCTCAACGACCTTTTGGCCGTCTGTGTTCATATAGACGAAGTCGGCCACATAATCGCAGGCTCGTTCTACGCAGCGGCTTTTCCCGTCCACCTGCTCATATTGCGGCGGGATCAGACGGAATTTCACCTGCCGCTGCAGGTCGGAGATTTCCCCGGCTTTTTCAAGCAGGGAAAGCTCCGTGTAGCGGCGATATTCCTTGACACTGTCGAAGACCATGCCGTCACGCTCGATCTTGCGGCTGTTGTATTTGCTCATACGCTCACCACCTTAATTTCGTAATGCTTTCCATCGACCGCGACTGCTGGTTTTTCACATTTTAGAGACTGACACACATAGCCAGGGTTTCTCCCGAGAAAACGGCTTGCCGCCGCCATTGACACAAACGGGAAAACAGCTCCGTCGCATACAAGCTGAACGGCCGTTCTTCCACTCTCAAAAGCCCCGGTTTCGTGTCCCTTTCTGATATTTTCAGAAAGAGTAACCCATTCAAGGTTTGTAACGTTGTTATTTTGCGGGTTCCCGTCAATATGGTTTACGGTCAAGCCCGGCGCGTAACCATCAGCCCAAGCCATCGCCACCAAACGCGAAACAAGATAATCTTTTGCTGCCCCGTCCTTCCAGAGAGTGACAGCCGCATCAAGTCGCTTTTTGTGTTTCTTAAACTTGTGTTTTAACACCCTTGTTTGCCATACTCGACGGTTGAATCTTTTGCTTGATGTTACTTTGCCGGGAGCTGACCTAACAAGCCCCGTGTTTGATGCTTGATATAATCCTTCATACCCCGGAATATCTTTCCATTCTTCCACAGAACTTCACCACCTTAGAAAGGTAAATCGTCTCCGTCAGTCATATCGTTAGCAGGAACAAAAGGAGCATACCCGCCGGAGCTGTTGCCGCCGTCCGCTTTCTTCTCGCAGAACTCATGGTGATCCACGACAACCTCAGTCACATAGACCTTCTTGCCGTCCTTGTCATCATAAGTGCGGGTCTGGATGCGCCCTTCAATGGCGATCTTCATGCCTTTGTGCAGATACTTTTCTGCAAAGTCGCCATTGCTACCCCATGCTACGCAGGAAATGAAGTCCGCTTCCGGCTGTCCTTCTTTCTTAAACTGTCTATCCACCGCAAGGCGATAGCTGGCAACGGCCTTTCCGTTCTGGGTGCGTCTGGTTTCAGGGTCGGCGACAAGTCTGCCGATAAGGATCGATTTATTCATTGCCGCCCCTCCCGATAATGCAAATTGCAACAATGGTAAGGCAGATAATAGCCGTAATCACAACTGCTGTGTTCATGGTTAGTCCTCCTGTTCAATAACTTCGCCGGTTTCCATATCGACCGGGATTTCAGTGTATTCAGCGTCCATAACGTCCTCGTTAGGAACGGAATACATATCTTCATCAATGCCTTTTTTAATGACTTCGTCCTGTACTGCAGCACGGACAAAGTCGGATTTCAGCGGGGCGTATTTCAGCACTTTTTTGAGAACGGTTTTCTTTGCCATTTCCTCAAAGCTGGTTTTCCACGGAGAAAAGCTGCTGCTATACGCTTTGCTATATTTAGCTGCGTGTTTTCTCACATCGTCCATGCTCATAACCTCAAAGCCATAACCACCGCTTTTGGTTTTGAATACCGCATAGACCTTCACGGGTTCGCCACGGTCACTGTCAGCTGGTTTATGGGTCAACTTCGGATCAAGGCCATATTCGCAAGTGAATTCGTCATTCTCATAAACGATATGCGCCTGAATAACCTCCACTTCGCCAGAGCGATAAGCCAAATCGATCAAACCTTTATAGCCAAGCTGGAACTGTGCTTCCAGAACGCCTTTATTGTTGTAGGGGAGGACATAGGCCTGTCCCAGCGGCGTATTGACTTCAAGCCCTAACTGTGCGCTGGTCATCATTGCGCCTAAAAAACTGGCAGGGGTGCAAGTTCCCAACTTTGGGTTTACGGAGATAGCAGAAAGCACGATTCGCGTAAACCGTTCGGGAGTGATTACGGACGGCAGGGCTTTTGCGATTTCACCCTCCATGCTCTTGATATACTGCTGCATTGTTTTCTTTTCGGGGTCTCTTTTTGCGACCTGATTCTGAATGACGCTTGCCATAGTCTCGATCTCCTTTTATTTTGTTTCTGTCACCTTAAAGGTGCGATAAGTGCTTGTTTTGTAATAGGCCGACAGGTCAATGTCGGGGTTTTCCTTCGCAAAGCGTTTGCTGTCAAAGGTGCTTCTCTCGCTGGTCTTCCACGAAACGCGATAGTTGTCGCATTCACCGCTTCCGGCTTCACCCATGAACACTTTGACCCTGTTCGCGGCTTCGTCTCGCATGGTTTCCAGTATCTTGATCTGCGTTCCCAGCTCCACATATTGGTCAAGGTCAGACAAATGCAGATAAAGGTCAATGCTTTCATCGTTGCTGTCGGTGTAAACAGCCTTAATGGATTCAGTGGTAGAACGCGTTCCGTCAACGGCAGGGGGCGTGTTTTCCTTGACGTGCTGCCAGAATTCTTCTTCCGCGTTCATCAGTGCAGCGATCTCTGCTTCGTCACGGTCAATGGTGAACCACTTGAATTCTTTGTTACCGATCAGCACAGCCAGATACCACCGCTGCTTCCCGGTTACTGCCATATAGTGAACACACTGCACATAATAGTTTGCGGGGTATTCGCCGTTTTTGAATTTCCCCATATTCAGGCTGTCAGTCGTTTTGATTTCCAGCCCCGCATCTTCGCCCACGATCTCGCGGTCAATGTTTCCGATTGCCCACGGATATTGACTATTCAAAAAACTCTGATTGCGGCGGCGTACTTTCTTGCCCGTCTCCGCTTCAAATTTAGTCGCTACGAAGTCTTCAAGGTATGTCCCGACCTCTGTTGCCAGATTGCCCTGAAAGTTCGGCAGACGGCCTGTTTTTTGTGCCCACAGGGTATATGGGGAAGAATATGTATTAAGTCCGACAACCGCTGCAGCATCACTGCCGCCGATGTACTGACCGCGAAGGTTCAGCCATTCATCGTGATTCGCGGTTTTGACTTTTGTAATCTCAGTCATTACGCTTGTCCTCCTTTATGCTTGCCCCGCCCATTGTTCGGCCATCGCTTTAGCAACGCCGGGGAAAGTTTTACTTCTGTTCCTCGCCCGGTCAGTCGTGAACATTCCCCGGTGTTTTTCTCCGTGTTTTCCAGAGTATGATCCAGACGGACACCATGTGCGTTCCGGCTCTACAATGTTTGTTGGCACAAGCAACGGTACTCCTCTTTCCCACAAAAGGGTTAGTTTCGTAAACGGGTGTCCAAATTGATACGGTTGAATCTTTTGTGTCGGTTCTGGATAATCAAAAATCTTGCTCGGTGTAGGGTTTTCGATTACAACTCGGTCGCAATCTGCCGCCCAAACAGCCAAAAACAAAGCCTTACCGCAAAGCCCTTCATAATAACGCGGGATATTTAGCAAGCCACCCTTATATAAATGTCGTGCGCCAGCATTTGAGGTCTTTGTGCAAGGCACAAAGGCAACAATCATGTCCCATCTTCCTTCTATGCAATGCTCCGTCCCGTCACAGGTGGTAAACCCGCATCGTCCATTCAGCAACGGTAAAACATCCTGTTTAATGTGCCATTCTGGATGACCACCAGAACAGTCGATAATGTCACAAGAAAAAGCATTGTGTCCCAGCCGCCGCAGTTCGATAGTTAAAGCCTGTGATTCTTCGCAAGCAACAAGAATGTTCACTCAATCACAACCGCCTTTCTGAATCGTTCAATGCAGTCCTCGCAGATAATCGTGCCGTCGATCTCATAGTAAAATTCCTCTGCAATCTTCTCACCGCAGCACTCGCAGGCCGGACGTTTCGCCCAATACTTCGCCATTTCAGCATCATGACGGGCGAAGTCCATGATAGGATCATCAGAATAGAACATCATTTACCTTCCTTTCTGCACACCATGTGGATAACGCTGGGGATAAGCAGTACCAGCCCGACAAGGATCAGGCTGTCAACGCTGGCCGGTTCTGGGCGGTGCAGCTCCATCGTGTAATAATCGGAAGTTCCGACCGCGCAGAACAGGCACAAAAGCCCGGATAATGCTGCAGAGTTTCTGATAAGGTTTGCTATGTATTTCATGCCGTTTTCCTCGCTTCCAGTTTGTATGTCACTTTCACGCCCTCTTGCTCTGCGTATAACTCGATCAGCTTTGCAAGAAGATCAACGCTGTTCGGTTTCATTTGTGACTGCCTCCTTTTGTGCTTAAAGCACAATCATAAAGCAAAAAAATTACTCTCTTGTCCAGTCGATATCATCAAGAGACATTCCGAACATTGTAGCCATAGTTTGTGCAATTTCAATGTCAGGCCTCGTAGTGTACGCCTCGTAGCTTGCAATAGTGTTTTTGCTTTTCCCAACGCGATCAGCGACTTCCTGCTGAGTGAAACCAGCATTGATTCGCGCCGCCTTAATACTAATCGCCATATTTTCCATCTCCTTATGTGTTTTTGTATTGTGCTTTAAGCACAATATGATAATACTACTACCTAACCAAATTGTCAATACCAAAAGCACAATATTTTTATCTTTTTTATTGATTTCCTGTGCTTTGGGTGTATAATAAGGTTGAAAGGTGGTGGCAATATGAATAACAAAAATATCTTTGCAATGAACCTCAAAAGATATATGAGCATAAATGGGAAAAGTCGGCGGGATGTTTGTGAAGCGTTAGGAGTGAGCTATTACACGCTTTCAGATTGGGTAAACGGGAAAAAATACCCCCGAATGGATAAGGTCGAATTACTGGCTTCCTATTTCGGAATTCTTAAATCTGATCTCATTGAGGAAAAGACTGAGGAACACCGGGAAATGCAAAAAAAGAACGATACCCTTTCGGATATCGTTATCAGAATGCAGACCGATGATGTATTTCTGTCTGCCGTAGAATCTCTCTATAAATTGGATCAAAAGAAGCTGTCAAGCATTTTGGCACTTCTTGACTAAAATCTGGTGGATTAAGTCAATGGTGGGGATATCGGAGCATTTCTCCAAGAGGGAAATAATTTCTTTGATGTATTCTTCGCGCATGATATCTCTCTCCTTTCACCGGGGCAAACTGGTGTTCGTCAGAATTTATTGTATAACAGCTTAAATTATCTGAACAGCGGTAATTGTTAGAAACTGATATCAGTATCATTTTTTTACAACAGTATATCACGGCGACAGTCCGAATATTGTCGCAATAAGGGAGGTGATGCCAGCATTTTTTCGATCACCAAGAAAAAACAGAGGAAGTGATGTTAATGTATGGTAGTTACAACCAGCTATTAAGGTATCAGGAGAGCAACAGAGTGATTCGTGTTGCCAAGTATGTGAGGTGTTCAAGCGATGAGCAAAAGAAAAACGGCTACACGATAGGCGACCAGCTTTCTTTATTGGACGATTTCTGCAATGACTATGAGCTTGTGTCTATTGGCGAATACGTTGACGAAGGGGTTAGTGCTACCCTTGAAATCAGCAAAAGAAAAGCCCTTGCGCAAATGATTGAAGATGCAAAGGCGGGGAAGTTCGATATAATCATCATAAAATGTATCGACCGTTTTTTCCGTAGTGTTGAAGAATACTATGCTGCACAAAAGCAGCTACGCAAAGCCGGTGTTACATGGATATCTATTGAAGAACCAGACCTTGATCCAGAAAATGACGATGCTGCTTTCAAAATCAATATCTATCTAACAATGGCAGAATATGAGGCCAAAAAAACAAGCAAGCGTATTCGATTCAACAATAAAATGCGGATCAAAAACAAGCAGGTGATAATAGGATCACAAAACTTCCTTTTCCCGTGGACAGTTGTCGGGGAAAAGCGTAACAGGTATCTAATAAAAGATAAAGACAAGGAAGAAATGACGCTTGATATATTGAACTTCTATGAGAAGCACCAGAGCAAGGCAGGAACACTCGGTTATATCAATATCAAGTATGGAACGAAAATGACTATAACAACGCTTAATAATTTTTTGACAGATACGTTGTTATATGGTGAATACAAGGGAGTAGCCGACTATGTAGAGCCGTATATAACAAAAGAACGCTTTGATCGCATACAGGACATCATGAAGCGCAACTCGCGGATCGCTTCCACGCCTGCTCACACGTTCCTGTTTAGCGGTCTACTGAAATGCCCTTGCTGTGGTAACAATTTGTCTGGGAACTTCCAAAAAAGCAACGGGAGATATGAAATTTTTAATTATCGCTGCAACGCCGCCAGAACGCAAAAGATATGCTCTTTTACAAGAGTGGTAAGTGAGCGAAAGATTGAAAAGCAGCTGCTTGATAATTTAGAGCAGTATATCACCAATGAGATAATACGGGTAGAAAGTATCGATGAAATACAACCGACAAACAACAACGCGGTAAAAGTTGCAAAAACGAGAGCGGAAATGGAAAGACTGAATATGATGTTCCGAAAGGGGCGCATAGAGGAAGAAGAATACGACACCGAATATTATAAACTTGAAAAGAAATTGAAAAGCCTTGACACTACCGAGCCGCTACCAAAGAAAGACCTCGATTCAATCAAAGGAATTCTGGAAACCGATTATAGAGGGATTTATGCGAAGCTCACAAAGGAGAATAAGAAAGCATTTTGGAGAAGTTTTATAAAGGAATTTAAGGTAGACGAACACAAGAAGATCGTCCCAGAGAGCATTATATTTTTTTAATCAAACCTTGTACTTTTTAACAAGCACCGTTCCGTGCTATACGAAAAGTACAATGATTTATCGGTCGCCACAAACACAAAAAGAGGGGAAAGCATATAGCCTTCCCCTCTTTCTTTGCGTATTCCGGCAAAAGCACCCTCCCGCTTTCGCCATCGAAGAAATTTGCCGTTCTTCCCGCCCTTTTAGCCCATATAAACCCTTGCGTCGCCCTCTAAAAGTCCGTCAGACGGGCTATTTTTAGGGCATATCAGATAGGGGTTTAGCTGGGCTTTTGTTGTTTTACTTCAATTTCTCTGCAATCTTGCGGTACAGGTCAGAAGCATAGGCATATTTGTCGAGATATGCCATAGTGCTGTCCGAAAAGCCGCATTTTTCCTGCACGACGGAGCGGTTAGACTTGCCGCCGAACGTGCTTCGATAAGCACAGGCCTGTCCGTACCAGAAAGACTTTTTCGCGCGGGTGTCAACGTGAACGAAGTAGCCGTCCTTCGCAGTTTCGTAAAGACCGATTCCGAGAATGCCGAGACTTTCTGCGTACTTTGCGATCTCAGCAGGTTTCACGCCGTCGATTACAATGTCAGCAGCTTCGCCGTAGGTATGATAAGAGCCAGTCGCACCGCCCACGTTTTTGTTATGTTTGGCGCAACGATAAGCACTTGTAATAACAACAGGCTTTTTGAAGTGGTCGCGGATCATCTGCAAATACTCTACCAGCTTCGTGTCGATCTTCACAGTAGAGCAGCAGCCGTTACCCTTGCAGGCAAACTCCGATACATTGAAGTTAGTAGACAGCTTCGTCTTGCTTCCTTTCGTGTAGCTCTTAACAGTCATCACGCATCATTCCTTCCGAATTGTTTTTGTTTCGCGGCCTTCCTTGATTATCCACCTTGTAATGATCCTGCAGCCAGTGATCGAACCCCGTGCTGAGCACAATAGCACAAATTGCCACAGGTATTCCCTGGGCAATCTGCACGGTCAAGTCCCCGACCGGTGTCTTATCCATGAAAGCAAGGACATAATCCATGCTGATCCAGACACCGGCCATCGCCATATAGAATCCAGCGAGAAACGGGATGACTTGCCGGAAAAGTTTTTTCCAGAGTTTACCCTTCATCTTCAATCAGTCCCGCCCACGGCAATTTCGCCGTAGTCAATTTCGTTAGAATAATCGCCCCAGTTGAACAGTTCCCGCACTTTCGCGTCAATCATGGTCTGCACGGTTTCGTCCACAGTGTAGCCCTTGCTTTCAAGGAAAAGCACGACTTCTTCAAACTTCTTTTTGCCGCTGCCGCTGACGTTCTTATAGGCTTCTTCCATAGCCATCACGCCGACCTCGATCCAGAAGTCAAGCTCGCTGTTTTTCTCAGCCTTGACTTTCGCATTGAGCCACGGAATGAGATAACGGGCGATAATGAGAAACACCACCCACACGACAAGCTCTACCAGCCAAGTAATATCAACCATGCCTATTCCTCCTTATGCTTCATCTTCCGCAAGTTTGCGGCGTTCATATTTACGGAACTTTCCCATAGCTCGGTCATACTGTTTCATGGCGACTTCCATTTCACCGTTAGGAGTGCCGCGCTTGATAGCCATAGCGACTGCATAGGAAAGCTGGGAAGTGGCAAGCAGCAGGTCAAGTTCAAGCATTTCCTTTTCCACTCGATCCTGAATCAGCTTGTCTTCCCGTGCGTTACGTTCATTCTGTCTGCGATTGAAAAAAGCCATCACCACACCGACAACAATGCCGGGAGCGATAGCCCATGCAATCTGTATTAAGATGTCCACTTATTCCACGACCTCCCAGCGTTCCGGGAGTGCCGACGCATCGTAGACATTACCGCCGTCATACACCTGCCGCCAGACCACCCCGTTTTCGTCTCTGTAGCACTCATTCAGATAATACATACCACTCGTGCCAAGCGGCTCGACCCACGCTTTCGCCTTTTCGGGGTTAGTGGTATGGCACACACTGAACAGAGCGGGGCTGTTTTCGGGTGTCCATGCGGGATTCTCCGTGCTGTTATGCGCCTGTGATACACGATAATCCTGATCCAGTTCAGAGCGGCGAACCACTGCACCTAACTTCTGTACGCCCTTTTTCCATTCGGGGATAAAAAGCTCCTGTTCGATGATCTCGGTATCTGTCAAATTCGGGGCTGCTTCTCTAAGTGCAAGAGCCTGCGTTCTGCCGTATTCTCGCATAGCCGAAAGAAATACAGAAGAATCAATCAATGCTGTTCACCCCTTCCACAAGAGCCGCTTCACCCTGCAGCATAACATCCATCATGCCGTTATAGTCCGTCTGCTGTTCCGGCGTGATTTCTTCGAGAACGGTCTGCACACCGTTTAAGTTCCGCGTCCAGCTGCCGCCGTTTCGCAAGTCCCCGATCATCAGACCGTAAGGAATCGCATCCACCAGTTCAGCACCGAGAGCCTGCGCCATGCTGCCGACATTTTTGTCGGCCACAACGATCACATTTGTAACAAAGTCGTTTTCCACGACCGCATATTTACCCATTGATTTTCCTCCTATGCTGCAAATTCAGACAACGG